ACATCTCTGTAAATTATATCGATCCGGGGCAGAGTTGCATGGGCGGCATCAAGGGTTACGGTATCTTCGGCCACGTCTGCGGGCGTTCCTGCTATCTTAATCCTGCCCGCTCCGATCGTCACTACCATATCGGCTGGAGTTGATGCCGTCAGTCTGTTGCCATTGACAATCCCGGTTTCCCGGCTGGCTCTCGACACGGCCTCGATGTGGCTGGTCAGGATAATTTGGTTTACTACTGGTGATAAAAAATCAGTGTCGGTCATGATTGATCACCTTGTTCGAGTTCGTTGATTATTTCTATACATCTATTGCGATGCAACGCCGCCCACAGTTTTATGGTGGCTATATACAGTATTATTATTGAACAAAAATTAAATATACATAGCCACCACAAGAAATAGTTGGCTATGTTGGCATCATTTGACATTTCGAGCTATGCACGGTCGATTTTCGAGTGTTGTGAGGGTTTTCTGCTGGATCTCTAGGATGGTCTTGGCTTGGAGGTCATGTTTTTCCAATGCATCCAGGTTGTCGTTTTTGTATTCTTTCATACCGGAAACGATCTCCTCCAACTTCTTGATGATCTGGGCATTGAACGATGCATTCTGATCCAACACCTTCTTCATCATCCAGACGAAAGCACCCGTGATCACAACAACAAGAAAAGCTATGAGCGTAGCCCAAAAAACACCGCCTGCTGATTCAAACAGCATCAGTTCGGGCGATGCCATTGCATCAACCCAGGATAGTGCCGAACTTTCCCTGGATCGCCACCAAATGAGCTTCTATTGCTCTTGCCTGCTCTTTTATTTTAGTCCACTCCTCAGGTGAGAGGTTACCGTCCTCGCCCGCTTTGGATATGATAATGAGCAGATTGCCGACGTCTACCAGGATGTCCGCCACCAGAGCGACGCCCTCGAGTGCTTTGCCTATATAAGTCCTTCCTGCAATACCGCCCACTGCCACTGCTATCGTGAGTATGGCAGTAATGGCGCTTGGTATGTCAATAGTTGATACGTCCATTTCACATTCCCCCACATCTTAATGGTGTTCTCTTGGTCACGTTACCGGGCTCGCCCTCGCCTTTATCTGCCAGGAAGGCATTAATACTGGGAGTCCACCCGGCCCCACCCGAATCTGAGACGATCCAGCCTGTTCCATCGTTGGAGAATATCGCCTGGATCTCAGACATGTTGAGGTTGCTGAGATCTTTGGCTACTGGATTGTCGTATTGTACGTAGTCTGCTGATGCCACTCCCATAACCGCTATGAGAGCGATCGTTGCAAATAGAATTGCTTTCATCTGGAATCTCCTTGCGTCGGGAACTTGCCCAGGCTTCCGACTGCCTGATCTTTCTCGCTGTTCCAGCCAAGAATAGCGATCTTCTGCTTCTTCATGCGGTTCCAAATCTTCTTGGGATCATAGCCGAACCGCTTTTTCCACTGGTCCCTGGTCCATTTCTGGTTGGCTCCATCGATGTATAGGGTCAAGCCATCTGGATAGGTCAGCACGCCATTGGGAATCCTCTTCAGCTCCTCCGGAGTCTTGCAGAAGGACGCAAACTCCTCATCGGTGAGACCTTCTCCGGGGACGCAACAGCTCTCCTCTTTCTTAGGCCCCTTTTTGAATTGAAATACCATCTCATCACCTCAGATGAAAATCACGGTTGTGTCGTCCCAGTCACTGCCATCGATCCAGGTTGTGTCGTTGATCGAATCGATGGTTTCCGTCTCATTGGTCGTCTGGTTCGGCGTCTGGTTGATGTCGATCACCGGAGTGTTCGCCCACTCTGTGCCGTTCCACATATCGATTGGGATATTCTCGAACTCCGTGGTCACGTGGAGGAAGAGCTTTCCATCACCCTTCAATCCGCCTATCGGAAATGGCCGGACACTGGAAGCGTATGGCCGGGTTGGATAGGATATGGCAGACATCTTTCCACTACCAGAGAGATCGATTATCGTGCCGTTGCTATCGGCCTCAGCCACTATCTCCCCAGAGAACTTCTTCAATCTGATCGAATAGTCGCCAGACTGAAAAGAGTACGACGCAGAGCCATTGGAAATGTTCAGGCCGCTTGACAGTCCGCTGGGGTAGATTTCGGCTCCGTAATCATACCGGCCCTGTGCGGTCGTCCGGTCGGTCACTTTATCTGAGTCATGCCAGGCTTCCATGTAGCCTTCGCCTTGGAACGATTCTGAGAGGATGCAAGCCCCGACAGAAACAAGCGGAAGGAGAACGATGATGAGCCACCAGATTCTTGGATCTATTTTCACGAGATTACCTCATTTAGATTTTTTGGCCGTCTTCTTCGTGGACTTGGCGGGCTCGGCTTTCTTTTCCTTCTTGGCTTTCTCGGCCTCGACCAAATCCTCCGATAGCTCAACAGCATCGCCTTCTGTGGTGCCATCTTTTGCGTTGATGATTGACCGGATGTCTGCGATAGAGGCCATCTTACCCGTTTCTGCCAGCTTCAGTAGCTCGTCTTTGTCCTTGAACCCGGCCCGTTTCCACATGGGCGTTGGGTTGTCTATCTCCATTAGTTTTGGCGATTTTTCCGTGCCCTGATCAACAGTGATCTTTGTGTCATCGATTGCTGCAAGTCTTGCCAGATCTTCCTTCGCCCGTTTCTCATGCTCTGGCATGGCCAACAGGTTCTCGTAATCCCGCTTGGTGAGCGGGCCTTTAGGGTATCCTCTCATCGTGTCACCTCATGAAATGTAGATTCAATAGGCACGAATAACGACTACTGTGGCTCCGCGACCGCGCAGCAACCGATAGCCGAAGACTCACTCGACCGCCGATAAATCGCAGTACGCGCCCGCGAACCGCAATCCGTCGCACCAGCCCAAAGGCCGCCCGCAACAACCGCTGCCTGTGCCTGGTATGTTCCTTGACCGTAATGGGAACCTCTTGTCCCGCTGATATTCTCGTAGCCGAACGCAATTGCTGCGGCATAATCCTCTCCGTCTATGTAGCTCTGCCGATCCTGGAGCCAAGTCCACCAGACTCCGGACATGTCCTCCAAGCCAATGTTTGAGACGATCCTTCTGGATGCAGTATCCACATGTCCGCCAACGGTCGTCGGATTCTCGCCCCCGTAGATATTCGTCTCTTCTGGCGTGCCACTGTGGAGCTGCGCAAACTCCCAGTCTGTCATCATCCTAGCGCCTATATTTTTCAGGTCGTCTGCGAAATCGTAGAAATTCCGAGAGACAGTCGCGGCAGCTCCGAATACTGATGCGATAGATGCTCCTGTGCCGGAGAGGTGGTATATCGAGGCCCACAGAGGCGCATAATTCAGGCTGTCGAAATCGGTCGGCCCTCCCCAGGCAAAACCAGGAAGGAAGCGTCCATATGGCCGGTGCTTGAGATCTTGGATAGACCGAGGGATGATATCTCCTGCCAGGTAGCCTGTGAGGGGGTGGCCGGAGATTGTGCCGACGTTCGCACATTCGCAGTGGAACCCGCCAATCTTGCGGCTATTGTCTGCGGTGTATCCAGCCGGGTAGGTGGTCGCTGCGGAGAGGATGATATCAGGCACTGAGCCACTCGCGGGGACACAGGCATAGACATAGAAGTCCTTGCCGGCTCGATTGGCCGCAACTGTGTAATCTGGCGTCAAGGTGTCCCAATGAGTTGACAAATCTAGGTCCAACTCCACCGCTGCTTCAAGTTCATATGCATGCGGACCAGCCCCTCCTATGTTTACAAGTAGATGTGATGGACTGACCAGAGTTCTTCTGTCAAAAGCAGCGGCATTGCCGCGATTTTTCCACATTCTATTCCGGCTATAATATGCATCTTGCCTTGCCGGTAGACGATTCAAAAATCCCATAATCAGCTCTCCAATATAGCTAATATAGCAGCGAGATCGGTTTTCATGAGTGCGATATCTGCTTTAACTGTGGCAATATCAGCTTGAATCGTTCCCAAATCAGCCGACATACTGGCAAGATCACCAGCAGCCGTATCCGGGGTGGCGGCTGCCAGGGCTTCAACGGCGGTCTTGATATCTCCGGCGGTGGCTTCGGTCGCCAGCCCGGTAGGATCGATTGTGGCTGTGAGTTCCGTATCAACCTTCAGCATTCCGTCGTCGGTACATTCCAAAGCCTTTGGCAGGCCATCGCTAGTTTTCTTTCCGTATAATTGAGCCATGTAAATTCTCCTAGATCTTAATCGTCGTTAATGACGTTCCTTAAGAGCAATACTTGGACCGCAAAAGCAATACTTAGCGGCCCGGATGATGGTTTATAATAATGAGCGAATTATGCGCAATTATAGACCCTGAAAGGCTGTGTATTGTCCAGCTCCAGGTCTACCGCACTGTCTACATTTTTTACGTAAATGTCGATTGTTTGACCGTTCTGATGAGGATCGAAGAACCTGATCTGATCGCCGATGTTTAGGGGCTCTTCGCTCCATATGTCATAATTTGTTTGTTGCCACCCCGAACCGCTGCGGTCCCTCAGGATACGCGTCTTGGGGAAGCATATGATCTCCATCGGCGCCAGCGTCTCGTTCTGTAGGCATTCCCCCTCGACTGAGATCAACTCGACTGTGATCTTGCAGTCTAGGCCGGTTAGGGTGATAGTGGGCCAGGAGGTGAGCTCTTCCTCGGCGGTCAGCCTGGTCGCCCTGGTGAAGGTCAGTTCCTCATCATTCACCTTCACGATTCCAGCTACATCGGTGTGGCTGGTTATGGCCTCTGTGATGATGGCTACCCGGAAAGGCACCGTTGGAACGGACCCTGCCAGTGCCACAGGAGGCACGCCGGAGAAAGCTATCCAATTGCCAAGTTCAACCTTCCAGGCGTTGTTCACACCCGTCTTGAACTCCGCAAAGTACTCTCCGCTCATATATATCCAGTGATACTGTAGCTGCCGCCCATGTTGTCATGCTGACCCAGGCTGAATTTCCTCGCGCCCGATGCAGAGCTGCTCGCCCTCGGGGTGAGGCTGGGGCTCATGGCCTGCGCTCGGAGGGCTATAGCCTTCTTTCGCCAGGCTTCCGCCTTCTGTGATAGGGACACCGAGGAGTTCCCCATCGACTTGTCGACCAGGCCGGCATACATCCCTGCTATGGTCTCAGCCGAAAAGGCAGCCGCGAGAAGAGGATTGCTGTTGGCTCTGGTAAGGTTATACTGTATTTCGTCGTCCGTCAGCAAGCTCAGACTACCGGTCCCCCCCAGCTCGATCCTGACCGCATCTATAGGTCTGGTCGATGGCGATCCTGTATAGGTGGCCGCGCCGTGCCCAGGTTCTTGGACGATCAGTATTATAATGTCTGAAGTATAATTAGATGTGGCCCATTCGACATAAGCAACGATGAGATAGGGCCCGGACTGTTCGAGGTCGCCTGCCATGGTTGTGTAGAGCAGCGTACCGGGAACCGTGCCGCTTTCGGTTGCTGTCCATGTTGCGGCGGTCCCATCCGGTTTGATTGCATGGAACTCCTTCTTTGTGGCCGTGGTCAGGGTCTTGCCGGTGGCTATCGATACCACATACCCTATCTCATCTTTGTATGTCGTCATTTTCTTCCCCTCAGTACAGAACCCAAACTTTGGTTACATGCCCGCCTGGCACCGTGGCGGTATCGATGGTGTTCTGAGCCAACACTGTCGAGGACACCGTTACTGCAGGAGCCGTGGCCTCTCTTGCACCGTTGACTGAACAATAGACCACCGGGTTGACTGCGAACTTCTTGTTCAGAGCTAGCTTGTCCGAAGTTCCGATATCCACCGTCCGAGTAGTGCCCGATGTGGTGGCATCGATCCTGGTCACGTTCATGAACGCCTTGGTGGTGGTTTGGGCAGTTGAAGAGTCCGCGAAGGTCAGGTTTTCGGTTATGACCGCTCCCGATATGTCCAAACCGGTGAACTTGATTTCGGTTGTGACTGTGTCTGATGGAGTCACTATGAGGCATCGGGGGACATCCGGATCATCGAGGAAGTTCGAAGATCCGACACCAGTAGACCTTATCAGCAGGTTGATGGTCGAGTTCAGGCTGGCGTCGTCCACGAGCTGGTCTACATCGCTGGTTTCGGCTGCGGGAATGGTGATAACAGCTCCCACCAGGTTCTTGTTGTAGACGCCTGCGATGTCCGAAGATGCGGCACTGGCGGCACCCATCAGAGCGAGCAGCACCAGCAGAACAGCTATAAGTCGTCTCATTTCAGTGGCCTCCAGAGTAGCCAGATAGTACCGGCACCTGCCGTGGTTGATGCGCCAACTGCCAGCTTGATTGCAGTTGCGGCTGCGAACGGGATGTTCAGGGCGATAGGATCATGCATGCCTGCCGTCTTGGGGAAGTCTGCATCAGCAATGTAGGCATCTGCATCAGAAGCATTCCCGAGGGTTAGCGTGTCGTTAAAGCCTGTGGCGATGTTGACCACGGCGTACTCCAGGACGCTGTTGCCTGGCACAGTCCCAATCACATAGCTACCGGCAGTCTCATCGAAAATCAGCTTAGCCTGGTTGGCATAGAGCTTTGTGGCCAGCAGGTTATCAGCCTTCGTGGGCCCCCAGATATAATCAACTCTATGAGTCAATTGGTGTCACCTCTTCAGGTATGGCGAATATGGCTCCGGAACTGAGCAGCACCTCAATGGTACTCTGTCTTTTCTTCTCAGGCCTGACAGCCATCTTGGCGGCATCCTTCTGGCTGATGATAGAGCCCCGCGTGAACTTGCGCAGGGCTTTGCCATCATGCCTTTCGAATGCTCGCACCACTTTGTAGCGAGTCATCGTTACCGCCTTCAGGCTACCACGTTCTTCATGAACATACCAGCAGTTGTGGCCATTACCACCGGGCACCAGCACTGGAAGCCCTGGTAATAGGTGGTGTGGGTGTGCAGATCGGGCACCTGGGTCAGAGCAGTATCGAAGCCGCCCAGAGGTTCGTTGAAGGACAGGTTCATGCCCGCCAGGGTGGTCAGAGGTCCGGGGGAGGTCACGTATCCCAGCCAGATGTGCTTGCCGAAGATCCAATCCAGAGCGACGGTATCGCCCGGAGCGGCGGTGTTGTACATGGCCTTGGCTACCAGGATGTTATCGATGTCCAGAGCCTGGGCTATCATCTGCTCGTTGAGCTTGGTGGGGACCTTGTCAGCACCCTGTGGGTTCCTGTAGAGACTGATCAGCTGGTTGTTGATCCTCATCTCCTCATAGGCCTGCTCGCCTATGACCATCGTGTTAGGCAGCAGACCACAGGCCTTCTTGATAGCCAGCTTGGAATCCTTGAAGACACCCAGAGGGTCGCTGTCCGCGTCGTTGAACTGGCGAATGGTCTCGCCTGTGGTAATATCGCCGGGAGACCAGGTCTCGCCGCTGGATACGCCAGTGACATCGATTCCCCAAACAGACTCCTTGAAGTAGTTGTTGGCGATGACCAGCTCCTTATTCAACTGGAGCACGTCAGTAACCATGTTGGTTGTCGCCTGCTCGATGGGGTAGCCCTGGTCGGCCACGTAGGGGATATCGGCCATGAGGGGCATCTCGAAGGCATACCTGCGGCACACATACGAGCCGGGGGTATCTACCTTGAGTTCTCCCTGAGGCGGGATGCTGCCGGGCCTCCACTCACCTGCCTTGTTGGTAAAGTGATTCTCCATAGCCCACTTGGGATAGAGACCGGCTATCTGGTTCACCGATATCATGGGGAACCATTGATCAGCCACGAAGTTTGTGGGTTCCTGCCTGTAGGCGAGAGACCACTCCGATTCCAGCCGGGCTACGTGGATCTGTGAATAGTCCAGGCCCTTGTTAACTACCTGCTGGGCCAGGGATGCTATAGTTTCTTTGTAATCCATGAATCATCACCTCAAATGTTCGCCTGGTACGTGAACAGTCTCACGGTAGCCGGGAGCCCTGCGGCAGCAGCGACTTCGCACTGTCCCACGATGATATCCCCGTCAGTGGGCGTGGCCTTGTCGCCGACCCCACCAGTTCCGACTTTCACCAGGTCACCTACTGCCAGACCACTGGATCCAGTCTTGACGAGGGCTTTGCCTCTCCACTGGACCAGCGCGGTGATTGAGAAGTTGGTGGAAGTCGCGGTTTCCGTAGGCCTGTTGCACAGGACGCCTACCGGATGGCCGCTTGAGTAGGTCTGCACGGTCCGAGCTCTGGTGGTATCGAGCTGGACGAAACAGTACTCCAGGGCAGACATGTCTCCATCGGGATTGTAGGAGCTAATGTCTCCTGGTAGAGCTTCCCTGAATGGTGCTGTCATATCAGTCATTTCAGATCACCCCCATCTGAGCCTTCACAACGTTTGCCCTTTCCTCGGCCATCACGGCCTTAGCCAGAGCGCCATTCTCGCGAGTGGCTGCGGCTACCGCCAGAGCGTGGCGAACCTTGGGATCCGTGGGGCCGCTGCCGGACTTCTGGATTAGGCTCTCGTGCTTGGTTACCAGGGCTTCGAACTCGGCCATAGAGGTCCCCGGTGCGGGCCTATCGCTGCCTATGGACTTGTAGAGGATCTTTCCTGCCTCTGCCTTCATGGCGTTGGCCTGCTTCAGGGCCTTCAGGATAGGCTTTCTGGCTTCAGAAGGCAATCCTTCCAGGCTCTTCAGAATCTCGGCTCCCTCTGCAGGGGTCCCGAGCTCGGAGAAGTCGGACTTTGCTATGGACTCGTAGTCCTTCTTTCTCAGGATAGCCCGCAGCTCTGCGTTCTCCTTCCTGATCGGTTCGACGGCCTTCTGCACAATATCTGTGATATCGGCCTTGCTAAGAGTGACCGAAGCCCCGGCTCCGGCCTTGTCAGCCCTGGCGGGCTTGGTCTGTCTCATCGTTACACCTTCGGATTTATAAATCAAGAATTTCCGGTTGTTAGCCGCCTTACCGACTAACGATACCTCATCTAATTCCAGATCATACAGCTTGTTTGCCATGGGTTTTACACCTCGATCATTAGAAAAGATTATAAGGGAGTTCGTGAGCCGGTCCCGGCTATCGAGAACCCGGTGATCTCGCCTTTCTTCACTGCCTGCCAGAGCCCCTTATCGTGCACTTTCACGGCCATGATCCAGGAGCCCTTTCTCACCGGCTGGCCGTTGCACTTGAAGTCCGTTGGGGCTATGTAGCTCTCGATGATGCTCGCTTTGGCCACACCAGAATGCTCTTTGCCTATCCTCTGGCTGGTCTGCATGAACTTGTGGCAGGCCTTCCGGATTTCGGATTCGCTCAGGATGTCACCCTGCAGGTCCTCGACTCCGGGTTCTGAGACGACTCCATAGACGATCTGCTGATCTCTAGCGGTCTTGATGATAGGCACCCGGTAGGACTTCATGACCTTGCTTACTTCGTCCTCGTCTTCCTCTTCATCGTCGTCTTCCTTCAGGAACTCGGGGAGGTCTTCATCTTCGTCCTCTTCGTCGTCCTCTTTGTCTAAGGACTCCTCTCCGGGCTCGGCCTCTGCCTCATGCTCTGCCAGGACTTCCCTGATGTCGTCTATGAGATCGCTGGCATCATCGCCGGAGATCTCCTCCTCTTCATCGGGGAAGATGTCATCCTCTTTGTCGAGGGGCTCCTCTTCCTCTTCGGAGAGGGTTTCGGGCTCTTCCTCGACGGCTGCCTCTTCCTCCGGGCCTTCCTCGCCCTCGCCGTGCTCCTGCATCCACTGTTCCAGAGCGGCCTGATGCTTCTGCTCGTCGGTCTGGATGGCTTGCAGGATCTCTTTGAGCTGCGGGTCCTGGACCGCATCAAGGGCCTGGCGATATGCCTCCATGCCCCCTGATTCGTCCTCTAGTCTTTCGCGGACGAAATCGAGATCAGAGCTTCCTTTTTCCATCTCTGTATCTTCATCGTCTTCTCGAAATATTTCTTTTTCATCTGACATAATCTTGCCTCCTAGTCGGGGGACATGGACGTCTTGGTAGTCCAGAGATTTCGATAATATTGATACTGTGCTCATACGAGCCACCAGACCTTTGTGGGGTCTATTTTGGATTGGGTCATTGGGATGCACCGAATAAAATAGTGATAATCCGTGTTAGGGTGAAACGTTTATTCTTGGAAGATCTTATCTAGCACCTTCGCTCTATTGGGGTGCTTTTTGCTAAACGCCTCTTTGTCCTGGTGATATATTGCTACAGCCTCTGCGAAGTCCTCCGCCTTGCCGTTCCTGCCGTTGATGCCGTCAAGCTTCATCGCACCCTCTGAGTAAGACGTGACGTGGTTTCCATCGGCGGCTATTGCGTCTTTGTATTCTTCGGTTGCAGATATTCGCTTATTCCCCTGATCGAACAGATGTGCCGCCTCGTGGTTGAATATGTAGGGCAATTCCTCTTCCGTCTCCTTGGCGTCGTACTTTTCTTGATCTCCAAAGAGAATGATGGTTGAGCCTTCCGCCTGGGCTCTGGCAGTCATATCCACCTCTGCATAGGGATTGATTTGAATTGCTTCGATATACTCCCTGAGCTTCGGGGGCACTGAATTAATAGCCCGCTCTATAGCATCGTCACCGATGCGATTCATGCCGCGTAGATCTGGGTCAGCTGGCGCATACATTTGAACACCGTTATGGAAATATGTTATTGCGGGGGCTTCCTCGGAGGTCTGCTCATCGTCCCCATACCAGTAAGGATAAGAATCGATCTCAGCAGGGTCGTCTTTTGTGGGGACATCTCCACCACTATTGAACTCGCTATTCTCCCAGCGAGCCTGTACTATGTCATCCGACAGAGTGTTGCCTTCTGCATTAGGTTTACTGTCCCTATCCACATGAGAGCTTTGGGCCATGGGGTTATTAGGCGTCTCTTCCACCTTTGGCTTCTCCAGCTGCTTGGGCGCTTCCTGTCTGCTGGGCTCTTTGACCGGTGCGGCCTCTTCCTTGGGCTTTGTGGCTGGCTTCTCGGGTTCCTTCTGAGACGTGCTCAGCCACCCGATCTTATCCAGCGCACTCCCACCAGACAACAGCGACTGGATTGCTCCGCCTACCCTGGCCTGCGATGCGGCTTCCTCCCTCCGTTCCATCTTGCGCCGGGTCTTGGAGGGCTTCTTGGGCTTCGATGAGCCACCGCCACCGGACCCGAACTGGCCGTTATCGGCTCGTGGGTGCTTGGACTCGTCCCAGTCTGCTTTGGCTGCGATGGCCTTGCAGACGGTTCTCAGGAGGGGTATGCGCATAATCATGATATTGCCTCAGCAGTATCTTTCGGCTTCGCGGCCCATCTCTTTCAGAGCCTGCCAGTCATCCATCAATGCCCGACAGCGAGCTGCCATAGCCCGGTGGGCTTCGCGGGCTTCGAAATCTTCTTCAGGAAACA